ATCATTGGATTCTGGAGCAATGGTAGCAAAGTTAAACAAATGCCCTGTATCTCCAAGTAACCTTGCATACTTATCTACTGAAAGTCTACCTTTGAATACTGCTTGTTCTTCTCCTTGTTTATCCATGCAAGTAAATGCAGAGTAGTCAGAAGACCTACCAGTTGAAACGTCAGCACCAATGAAATATTCCTTATCTGGTGCTGGTTCTAAGAATTGCCGATATTGACCATTGAATCTTTTCTTAATAACCGGATAATCACTAAGACAGTCTTCGATAGCTTTTATGTCAGCTAAGTCGAAGACCGTATTTCCAGATGATAAGAAGTCACCATCAATTTCTTGTGCAGTTCTTTTGGTTCCCAAAGCAGAAGACATTTCATTGTACCAATTAATGTCTCGTTCTGGGTGCATTTGCCAATACAATCTGAGTGGGTTAAATGGATTCCCACCTGCAATAGCATCAACCCAAGTAGAATGGTAAAAGTTACCAACTCCATAAGGAGTGGAATTGATGATAGCAGCTCCACCAGTGGAAAGAGTAGGGAAAGCGGCTGCCCAAATCTGGGCTGCCCATCTAACTACTGCTGCTTCATCAATTACCAGTAAGGATAGAGATTCTGAACGACCGGCTTCTGAAGACGTTGGGATAGATTCTATGAATGAGCCATTATCGAACTCTATCATTGATGCAGAACCATATTCTCCCGAACGACCATTTATAATCGGTGTCTGTAAATACCATGGCAGGTTTTTGTACATGAACTTAATCTTCTTAAGTACCTTCTTTGCTGTTGTGTCCTTGATTGAGATAATGTTAATCTTCTTGTTAGGATGATACATTGCCAACCATAGGCAGTACATAGAAATAAGCTCTGTAATACCTGCCTGTCTGAACTTAAGCAGAATATTGAAACGTTCTTTTACGAAGTTATACAGAACCGATTTTTGATACGGGTAAAGTTCGAATCTTACCTTTCCCCTCATGGGGTGTATCACATAAGTGAAAAGGCTAAAGTAAAAAACATCATTACTAACTTTAGCAAGTGTTGCTAGTTCTTCCCTTGTAAGAGCAGATGTGTTAGTTTCTATGTTAATCTTCTTTGCCATAATCAAAAGTTATATGTTACTGAAAACTCTAAGTCAGCTTTTATTCCCGAAAAGAACTTCGGATAATGAAAAGCATTTATACCAAGTTTATAATTGAAATTAGTAGTCTTGATTGAAAGGCCTGTCCCTATGTCTAACATTTGATTAAAGACCCTATATTTACCATAAACGTATGGACTTAGAGTTAGTTTTCTAATTCTTTTTTGAGTTAATTGACCTTCATACCAATTGTACTTATACTTACCTAAGTCCATGTTAAACATTCTCGTTGAATAGGAGTTTGTTTCCTTGTTGAATAAACTTAGGTTCAATTGGTTTTTATCCAAGGTAAATTGGACCAGAGAATCTTCTCTACTAATCCTATTCGAAGTAACCGCTGTTGAATCAGAAGCCTGGGGTTTAGTCGAATTGCTACTGTTTCGATAGAAGTCGTAGAGAAGAATTCTCTGGGGCTGAACCAATTGTGTATATGGTGATTGGGGCTTGAAGTTCTCTTTCAGTTTGATTGTATCAGGAATGCCAATGACCGATGAATCAGGAAGTTGTCTGATATATGAATTCAGTTTGTAATTCCTGAAGCAAAGGTAAATAGTAAATCCTAGAAGCAAAAGGAACACAAAGTTCTTCCACTTGTTTTTATCTGTTTTCATCGCTTGCGAAAAATTTAAATTATACTTACTATCGGTAATCGCTTAGCGATTACCTTTTATCGAACGTAGTGAGATAAATTTCCTATATCCTACTACTGATATAGATGATATGATAGCTATATATACGCAGATAAATATATAGATATATATACGTAGTATATTATATATCTATATATTTCAAGGCAGTGTTTGGACTTATATAGAATACTTTCTATATAAAGCTAAAACTAGTAACCTTAAGTTGGGTACCTTTTAGACGACTTCGTACTATTTCCTTTTGAAATACAAAATTATTACCTATGAAAAAAGATAACATCTCAGGATTTCCTGGTTATTACATTTCCAAACGAGGTCGAGTATTTAGTAGAATCCAGTTCTCATTTGATACAGGTTCAAAGGGTTGTAGAAGAATATATTCAAACACTTGGCATGAACTTAAGCTGTATCAAAAGAAAACTGGTAAATACCAAGTATCTCTTTACAAACCCAATGATAGGAAAGTATATACTGCTCAAGTTCATAAATTAGTTGCAAAGGTTTATATCCCAAATCCCCTGAACCTACCATTTGTATGTCATAAGGATGATGTAGGTACTAACAATCACCACAAAAATCTTCAATGGGGTACAGCTAAAGACAATGCCCAGATGAGAGAATGTAATCACATTACTAAAGGATTAAAAAGACACAAACCAAAAGGTTTTATGTCTGGTAAACTTAATTCCATGTATGGTAGCATCCGTATTGGTAATGCAAGTAAGTATTCTATCGAAGATATATTAAATTGGTATAAGTCTTACGAAGCTGGTAACTCAATATCCAATATCTGTAATCAATTTAAAGTACCTTATAAAGTAGTAAGTCGTAAAATTAAACTAATTAAGTCTAATCCTAATAAATACCTTACTTACTTGACTCAGCTTGTTTCAAACAACGCTTGAACCAGATTGCAATTTCAAACACGGAACCTTTGGCAATGGTATACCTTGCCTTGTTAAGCCAGTAAAGGTAATTGCCTTCATCCATGAAAATCTTGTAGGCTTTAGGAAATCCCATAATTGCCTTGAAATCCAAAACCCCAAGAGGGTAACCATCAGGTCGGAACTGTCTATCGGCAGGTCTTAAAGTTAGAGGGGCTTTATCTAACTCTAATCGATACACTCCTGGGAGAGTACTCATCTTAGCAGTCTTTATGGGCCATTTCTTTTCATTCTTGAAGTCACTATTCCACAATAACTGAATCTTTCTAACTGTTAGATTCTTCTTTGCAGGAAGCTTTCGATAGTCATACATTGCAAGGGTCTTTTCTATTGGGATATTATAATTACTCCCGTAAGGAGATACAAAGAGCAAGTCTCTAGTAAGTTTTGGAGTTTTTACTTGGAATACTTCATTAAAAGCATTCAAGTATTTCTTACCGGTTTTCTTATGCACTCCAATGATAACTAAACGTTTCCTTGATACTTGGGAGTTCCCATAGTCAGAAACGCTTCTTTCATGAAAAATAAGTTTATAGTCCTTAAAGGCTTCATGAAGGTACTCATTAGGTAGAAGAGATAGTAAACGAGGCAGGTTTTCAATAAGAAAAATCTTAGGCTTGTAATAATTGATTCCCTCTATTACTAGATTTAAACTTCGGTTATCCTTGGGTTTGCCCAATTCTTTAACCTTTGAAAGCCTCATAATTGAAGATGCTCCACAGTCTGGAGAAGATAAAATAACATCTACTTTCTCATCAAACTCTTGTAAACAGTATCCCTTATAGAAAGATATATCTCCAAAATTAGCTTTCCATTGCTCTTCTCCGGGAGTATGAAATACTCCTCGAGGTTCTATATTCCCTAATAGGTGCTTCCTAAAAGGGAACAGCAGAGCTCCTTGCCCTGCTGAAATCCCTAATACATTCATTTCTTGTAGCTTCTAAGTTTTACATACTTAACCCAGGAATAATGTTTACGTTTTCTGATATACTCCAAGTCATGGTCATTATTATGGGCTTCTTCTTCGAAGCTTACATCATGATATCTTTCGCTTTGTTTGTTCCACTTAGCAAAGAACATGATGATTAAGTACTCGATTGCATACCATAAGTAGTAGAATATCCACAACATCTCTTGCATTTGTTTGAGATGAATGTGCTCATGGTTGTAATCATAAGTATCAAACTTAGCACCTTTTCTCACAAAGACAATTCCGAATAGGTTCATTGCCTTGTATCCCTTGAAAGGGATGAATTTGTTGTAAATTACCTTCATTATATCTTGTTTTTAAAGTTTTCGTAAGCGTTTTTTAACTTCTGGTCATAGGCATTTTCAGCATAACCAGGACCATTATACTTCCGAGCAAAGCCTGCCCAGTCATGTTCTTTCAGATTTTTCAAGCAACTGGTATTATTCATGTAGTAATACATGAGTTTTAACTGACTTTCATGAGATTCCTGCATCTTTTTCACGAATTCGAAGACGTCTTTACAGCCACAATAGAGGTGATTGAAGCCCATAATCTGAAACATTCCCCAAGAAGCTGACTTCAAAGCACATTCTTCGTCGATTTTCTTGGCAATTTCGAGTCTTTTGTACTCACTTGCTCCTCCTAAGTACTTCGATTTATCCCATTTTGAGAAACAAATCGTAGGGTAACTCTTTTGAGCAGCTACTGACTTGTCTAAACCGAACTTATTTTTGATTTCTTTGTACATAATGTGACCTTCAAACAGAATTTGAGGTCTACCATCTACTAGAAATCCATCTCTACCTGCTCCTTCAACCAGTTGTACTGCCTTTAAAAGAGCTGGCTCCAGTCCTAAATCATTGGCCAGAGCCACAATCATTTCATTAGTTAACTTATCCATAGCGTTATATTTTAAAGTTCATTAAAGAAAAGAAAGTATTGCGTATACCTTATCTGGATGATAGTTAGGAGTTCTATTATCTTATATAAAATTTATAATAATATGGAAGAGAAACTCACATGTCACCTATGTAATTCACCATTAGATTTGGATGATTACGATTTAGCCAAAACAGTACCTCAATTAATGAAGGAAAAACAACTTTGTTTTCGATGTGCTTTTTGGCATAGAATCCTTGAATCAGATAAAACTTTGATAGAGGATTCTAATTATGAAATGATTCCCTTAGTTACACCCTATTTTCAGCATTATTCTATTCACTTAAATAAGATTTGGTTAGAAGTCGCTACCTTTAGAAGAGAGTCATTGGGTTCAACTAAGAAATATATTGCTGCAATGGTAAAAGATAAAGTATACATTGGTTCGTATAATAATTGGGGATTCCAGGGAATAATTCCGGCACACTTAAGAGAACTTTTTACTCCAAATGGTATAATCCTAACTCCAGAACAACTAGACGACTTACTTAACCGGAAATCCTTTACCGCAGCAGATTTAAAAATTCTTATTGATAATTGCATTAAATCAGATTAATTTTGTATATTTGCATAAACAATTTAATAATAAGATATGAAAAAGAACAAAGAAACCAAAAAGCTAAAGGAGGGTGAAGAAGTCATTTTCTCTGACGGCAAAACCTTAATGGAGAAGGTAATCGTAGAATCTATCGATAAGAAAGGTGGGTTTGCAGTACTGAGTAACAAAGTAAAGGTATCAAGAACTATTGGACCAGATGGATGTTACACAAGGTTAGATGGTAAATCATCTATGGTATTACCTTTAACGGATAAATCCGAATTGGATTACCAAGCCTTCAAAGCTTACTTCTCTATTAAGAGAAACTTGGATTTTATCGAAGCCAAGATAAAAGATATGAAGGACAAAGAGTTCAGCGAACTAATAGTAGGGTTAGATAAGAAGATATCCAAAATCGTAAATAAGTACTTTGAACAATGATAACCTGGATAATCTTAGGCATTATATATGCCATATGTTTTATACCTGCATGGTTTATGACCAGAGTAATTACCTCATCCCACCCAATGAAAAGGGTGGGGTTCTTTTTTCTAACCATCTGGTTAATCATGCCTCTATTTCCGATATATTTACTAATCACATACTTTAAGAACTATGAACAGAGAAATAACAACGAAGAAGGTAGGTAGGCAAAAGAAGCTTACCAATCCATGCCCAGTAATTAAGGGAGAAGTACAGATAATGGTAGGAAGTCCAAAGTGTATTACCTGCCAATGGTTTGAAAGAAAATTAGAGAAGGATGGAAAAGCCTACGTACACTGCAATCGATTATAATTCCAAAGAGAATAAGGTAATCGAAGAAAGGATAAGAAATTACTATCTTCCAGTAAAGAATACATTTGAAGCAGTCCTATATGGAAGGCTTAATATACCCGATTCTCCAAGAGGATTATGTGCTGACCTAATTGAGGTAAGCAGAACTATCAGTAGAGAATTTGCATTAGTCGAAGAAGTTTTCCTATGGAGGCAGGTAATTAAACCATGGTTCACCCCACAAAGGTTTAATATCGAGATAGTATACTTTAGTTATTATAACCCTACCATCATAAAATTGCAAGGAGAAGGATTAAGAATTGAAGATAGGATATGGTATAGAATGCCATTAGAAAACCTAGAAGGACATGAATACCTTCTAGGAAGAGCATTCTGGTTCCCAGTATCTAAAGAATATAATGCTGAACGTATTAAAATACTAGAGTGTGCCTTAGAGGATTTAGAGAGAATTAAAAGGGAGGGAGAACCAAAGCTCCCTCCTCTTACTGAAGATGAACCTATAATGTATTGAGTATGGAAGATTTAGCAAAGCTTACCGAAGAGATTTGGAATAGGTTTTTGGCATTACCTATCAATCATCCGATGGAGGCAAATGAGATAGCGATGAAGATACATGATATCCAGAGGATGATTATATCTAGGCCTGGATTTAAGAAATGTTTAGGCAATATGGTAAAGGTAACAGTGATAAGGGATGATGGCAATAAGAGAATCCTAAGATGTTCTGAAGGTAATAGGGTTTGGTATCGGTTATGGATTAATCCTGAGGATATGATGAGAATAGAACCCTTATTAGAGGGAGGAGATAGGATTTGGATGGAAGAGATGTATTATATTTTCTTCTATGAGATAAGAAATGGTAGAAGGGTTTTAGGGAAGGATAGGATTAAGGAGATATTAGATATCCTTTTATAGGATGAATGCCAGGGATATTAGGTCTCTGGCTTCTTTGTGTGTGCATGTGTGGTTGTGGTGTCTTGGTATGCCTTTATCACGAAAGCCTAAAATTTCCTGGTACTAAAAGGGCCGAACGGTTACGTTAAATTTAACATTCAAAAATAAAAAGTAAGGGACAAACATTTATTTGCGTGTCCCTTACTTTTCTATTAATATACAATTGTATCGTAGTGTTTATTAAAATACTTATCAAAGAAATTTTTATTTTCTTTGTGTGTGCAAGCAAATAGATATATAATGAATAAACTAAATGATATTAAAGTAATATTTAAATAATCTCTTTCGTCTATATCTAATACATTATTAACGTTATCAACGTAATTTTCTAATGTATTTGCGTCTATTAATTGATAACAGTTATCAATTAAAACTATTACATAACGTTTATCTAAAACGTTTGCTACAAAATAAAGTAAGCAAATAAAACAAATAACTACTATTAAAGTAGCTACTAATAAAGTAAGTATAAGCATATTATTTAAAATTAAAAAGGGAAAGATTAATCTTTCCCTTTGCAGTTAATTACTTGAAATTCTTAACAATCTGTAAACCTTTTGTAAGAACTTCTTTTTTTGTGTCCTTTGTATTTTCACTTGCAATAGACGCAAAAGAAAAATCATGAATTTTATAAACTTGCTTATAAAAATCGTTGAAAGCTGAAACAAGTGTTTTTAATTCATTTTGTTTCTTTTCTTCTTTTGCTTTACAAATCGAATCAAGCAAAGAAAAAGTTGTATTTCTTAACTTTTTTCGGTATGCTTTTTTTTGCTTTTCGTTCAATTCAGCAAACAGAGATTCAACATAAATTTCTGTTTGCTTTCCTAAAGAAGTTTTTAAAAGTCCGTTAGTTTTTTCATTTAGACCTTTAAAAATACTATCAATTGATAATTTAATAGTGCTATTTGCTTTTGCTTGCGCTTTTGCTTTATTTGCACTAACTTTGTTTACTTTGTTGTTAGCAACTTCTTTTTCTACTACTACATTTTTTAATTCTTCCATAATAAAATACATTTAGTTTTTAAGTTTATTTTATTATATCCTTTTCTCTATAAAACTAAATGATTTATAAGAAAAAGAGAAAAGGAATAAATTAATTTTATATTGTTTCAATATGTCAAGTATCGCTTTTTGATTACATTACAAAGATACAACTTATATTTTAATCTACAAAATTTTTA